CTGAAATCGAAGCCCTCAAGGCAATCGTTGCCAAGCAACAAGAGATGCTTGCACTTGCTAACAAGCCCCGCGCTTTGAGCATGAAAGTCAGCGACAAGGGCGCGCTGTCTATCTATGGCCTAGGTCGTTTCCCGACCACTCTGTACCGTGGGCAGATTGAGCGCATTCTTGACCATGCCCCGGCCATTCGGGCTTTCATTGAGGCCAACGAGGCTGGCCTCTCCGTCAAGTCATAGTCTCCCATCGGCCACAGTGCCGCATATGTCACTGTGGCCCATCGGCCACACCCACTCTGGCCTCTCGCCCTTGACCGGGCGGGGGGCCAAAATTTTGTCAGCGCCGAGGCCACAGAGGTCTCCTCTCCTCGATGTGCCATTTTCGAAAGTGATGTATCTTACGATGGGGAAAATAAATATTATTTGCGATTGACAAAGGTGCGAAAGTGTGCTCTACTGGATGACAATAGGAGTATTGTGTTTTGGGTTTTGATGGCTTCATAGATGTCTCGGGAATGCTGCGTGGGGGCGTGTACATGCTCCTGCATCGCGGCGTTGTCGTGTATGTCGGGAAGTCTAAGGTTATGCTTGGGCGCATCTACTCTCACCGTGTCGCTTGGGGGCGAAAGTCTCGCAAGTCCATTACAGGGAACATCCCTGCGCGCGGGATTCTCTTCGATCAGATCTTGGTCCAACCCTGTCATGGCGAGTGCATCAACCAGCTTGAAGCAGAGCTTATCAAGTTGCATTCCCCGCGTTACAACACGCAGCTGAAGACGGCTCTCCCGCCCGAACTTGCATTTCTTATTCGGCGTCTTGCGCCTATTGCCCCGCGCACCACTTTCGTTCTCGATCGGCGAGGCTTCTAATGGCACTCCGTCGCAAAGGCAACTTCGCACCATCTTCCAAGCCCAAGCTGCTTGAAGTGCGCCCACTCACGCGGGAAGATCTAAGCTTGCTCAAGACCGGCTACCAGATCAAGCCCAACAGAGTCCAATCCTTCCGCGACTCCCATCATCGCGTAGCGCGGTTGTTAGCCGCAGGCCTTCACATACCGGACGTTGCCGAAGCCACTGGCTATGCCATTGCCAGCATCTATGCCTTCAGGACTGATCCCGCCTTTAAAGAACTCATGGCGGAATACCGTCCCTCTGCTGAAAGCGTGGTTCGTGATGCCATTGCAGAATACGAAGGCCTGCTTATATCCAATCGTATGAAGGCCGAACGCAAGCTCGCCGACCGTCTCGATGACGAAGACGAAGACCGCATCACCACCCGTGATCTAATCACCCTCGCACGTGACGCAGCCGACCGCACCGGCTTCGGCAAACGTGCCACCAACGTCAACGTCAACGTAGACATGGCCAAGGCCCTAGAAGAAGCCCGCCTTCGCATTGATCAATCTCGTCTACGCACCATTGATAACGCACCGTCCTCCCCGGCGACGTTGTCAAGGCCTGCTGTGAACTCGAGTGGTCTCCAGCCTTCTCGTTCACAGCAGGCTTCTCCTCTCAGGCCTGCGCTTATCAATCGGCGAGGGTTCTGAGATGGGGAGTGGGGGCACCGAATCGCTGGCTTGCCGATTGAGGTGCCCCCGTCCCTTTGAGCGCGCAGCGCAAACGATGTGGATGACTGTGAGGGGGACACAGTCATGAACACAGATCTTATTGAATGGCTGGCCTCCGTACGGGATGATCCGTATGAGTTTGCGCTTGGCGCATTCCCTTGGGGCAAACCCGGCATCTTGGAAAAGTTCCCAGATGGTCCGTTGGACTGGCAACGGGATATTATGTTCGATATCCGGGACGGACTCCTCACCATCGACCAAGCCATTCAGCTCGCCACCGCTTCCGGTCACGGTATTGGCAAATCCGCCCTTGTCTCCATGCTCACCCTTTGGGCCTTCACTACCTTCCCCGACACCCGTGGCGTGATCACCGCCAACACCGAGACGCAGTTGAAAACCAAAACATGGGCCGAACTCGGCCGCTGGTTCAACCTCTGCTGGTTCACCCGCGAACACTTCACCCTGAACGCCACTTCGCTGATAAGCAAGGACCCCGACCGCGAGCGCACATGGCGCATCGACATGATCCCGTGGTCCGAGAAGAACCCCGAAGCCTTCCAAGGCATGCACAACAAGGGCAAACGCCTTCTCATGATCTTCGATGAGGCGTCCGCCATCCATGACATCATCTGGGAGACCGTCGAAGGTGCTACCACAGACGCAGACACTCAAATCATCTGGCTCACGTTTGGCAATCCGACGCGGTCCGTGGGTCGTTTCCGTGAATGCTTCGATGGAGGAAAGCATCACAATTACTGGAAGTGTCGTCAGATTGATTCACGAACCGTCGCCATTACCAATAAATCTCGTTTCGAGCAATGGATCAGAACCTACGGCGAGGACTCTGACTTCGTTCGTATCCGTGTTCTAGGCCAGTTCCCCCGCCAAGGCCTCATGGAATTCTTCATGGCCTCCGATATCGACGCGGCTATGTCAAACGAACGGGAGATATTCATTGACGCTTCAACTCCCTTGGCTATTGGCGTGGACGTTGCACGATATGGCGCAAACAAATCGGTTATCTACCCGCGCAAAGGCCGTGATGCTCGCACAATCGCGCGCAAGGTCTTCAACGGCATTAGCACTGTTGAGCTATCGAATCATGTCTTCGAGGCATGGCTACAATGGCGTCCGGATGGTATCTTCATCGACGGAGGTGGAGTGGGTGGCGGCGTGGTCGATCAATGTCGATCCCGAAACCTTTTCGTCCACGAAGTCCAGTTCGGCGGCAAAGACGACATCACCGGCATAGCCAACGACAACTCCGGCGAACGCTATGCCAACAAGCGCGCGGCCATGTATGGCGCACTCCGCTCTTGGCTCAAGACCGGGATCGTAATCAAAGACGACGAACTCCGATCTGCCATGCTCGCCATCCGCTACACCTTCAACAAGGCCGACCAGATCCAACTCGTCTCGAAGGAAGATCTCCTCGATGAGAACCCCGGCCTTGAACTCGACGCCCTCGACGCTCTCGCACTCACCTTCGGCGGACCGCTCGCACCCTCGTTGACCGCTGGAGGCGATCCTCCCGGTCAACGAGACCTTGTGGAGTCCGAATACAACCCCTTCGACCGCGAATTCATGGACGCAGCATGACCCCATCCGCACCACAGCAGATTATAATGCCTGCCGCTCCGCCCCCGGCGCCGGTCTTCGCTAACGCACCAGAAGGCCACAAGCCCGGAGCCAAATCTTCCGCGACCACCTTCATCGGCTCGGCAGCTCTCCCTTCCCAAGCCAATGCTGGCTGGAAATCCCTTTTAGGCCAATAGCCCATGCCCAACATGCCCATCCCAGCATCTGCTCCCGGTCCCGGCTCTCCTGCGCAAGCCCCAACCTCCGCAGCCAACTACCTCATGGCCGCATCCGAAATGGCGCAGCAAGGCCTCCTCACCAACCCGAAGGCCGACCCACAACGCTCTGCCCCTGCTGGCGTCATTGCCGATCCTGCCAGCTTCCCTTCCAAGTCCGGTCCCAAACGCAACCTGAAAGTGGTGAAGTAAATGGCCGGTCTTGCCTATGGCAACCCAGTAACCGCCTCGGGCAAGGATCAACTCCTGCGCTCCTTCCAAATGGGTCGTCTCCTTGGCCTTCGCGTCAACCGCTACAGCTGGTGGACTCACGCCCGCGAACTCGCTGACTACTTCCTCCCCCGGAGGTACAAATGGCTAATAACCCCAAACCAGATGAATCGTGGCTCGCCCATCAACCAACACATCTTGGACTCTACTGGTACATTGGCGGCAAGAAATTTAGCCTCGGGTATGATGAGCGGGATCAGTTCACCCTCACGCCCTTGGTTCAAGCTGAAGGTTGGCCGGATGGATTCGGCTCAGACAAACCCTGTTAGCCTTTGGCTATCCGAATGTGAGCGCTTGATGCGCCTCGTCTTTCAAGAGTCCAACTTCTACACCTGCATGGCCATCTTCTATTTCGACCTTGTCGTCTTCGGGACCGCTGTTGTCCTCATCTACGAAGACTACGACAACGTCATTCGCTGCTTCAATCCCTGCTTCGGCGAATACTACGTCGATATCGACGGCAACTTCAAACCTTGCATCTTCTATCGCGAATACACCATGACCATCCAACAAGTCGTAGACCAGTTCGGCGAAGAGAACTGTTCCGCCATGGTTATGCAGATGTACAACCTCCAATCCGGTGCAGGCCGCACCCGCGAAATCATCGTGGCGCACTCCATCGAACCCAATGACAATCCCGAGAAATACGGCATCCCCAAGGCCTTCAAATACCGCGAAACCTATTGGGAATGGGGCGGCACCACCAATCCGCAATCCGGCACCACCTCCATGGGCTTCCTTCGCAAACGCGGCTTCTACGAGCAGGCTGCAATCATTGGTCGTTGGGATCTTGTGTCTAACGATCCTTATGGCCGTAGCCCTGCCATGGATGCTCTCCCTGATGTCAAACAGCTTCAGCAGGAAACCCGTCGCAAAGCCCAAGGCATAGACAAGGTCATCAACCCGCCCCTCGTCGCGGACGTGCAACTCAAAAACCAACCTGCCTCCCTGCTCCCCGGCGGTGTCACCTACATTCACGGCATGATGTCAACCGGCAACGCGGGCATGTCCCCTGTCTACGGCAACTGGAAGCCTGAACTCGGCGTCATCTCTGAAGACATCGCCCTCATCCAAGCCCGCATCAAGCAGGTCTTCTACAACGATCTTTTCCAAGTAGCCTCCCAGTTCGAAACTCGCTCCAACATCACCGCAGTCGAATGGGACATGCGGAAGTCAGAGTCTCTCGTCATGCTGGGCCCCGTTCTTGAGCGTCTCCAGAACGAATGCCTCGCTCCCATCATCGAACGCACTTGGAACATCATGCTCCGTGCCAAGATCCTCCCACCTGCCCCACCGCAGATTGCAGGCCTCAATCTCGACGTTGAATACGTCTCCATGCTCGCCATTTCCCAAGCCGCAGCGCAAGCAGGCTCCATGGAACGCGTCCTCCAGATCGCAGGACAGATCGCAGG